CTTTTTTTATAGTAATATGGGTGAGCCTTTGGACTTGGCATATCTACAAGCCAAATGGCCATATAGCAAGACTAGAGATGGAGCGTCTTTCCTCGATAGACTTCCACCAGCCTTTAGAGAACAAGTCGTTGAGTATCGTAAGGGTAAGCTAGATAATACAGATATACATTGGTCGGGTTATAGCGATTGTCCCTTCTGGCCAAGAAGAATGGCACTAGAGTATATGACAATCAGTAGCACTGGTTGGTATCGTCAGATGTATCGTATAATGATTGCGGTAGCTGGCAAAGCAGTGGAGAAGGGTTATCCCATCTCTGCAACCGAGATAGTTTCTCTCTGTAGACAATTTGATGCTGAGAGTGGAAACTGGTATGAGAACAGGCCTATGGAAGTAGAGGCCAATAACGCATTAGAATATGCATATAAGAATGGAGCAATGTCATGAAGAATAAAGCAGATCGAATTGCTAAATCCAAAACTGCGAGATCTCGTAGACGATCACTGAAGAAACTGGTAGCTGAGCGCACAGAGCGTTTATATTCCAAACTAAGAAAATTAAGAAAGCAAAAGAAAGAGAGTACACTATGATTACAGTAATTTTATCATTAATATCAACGGTCATGTATATGTTCATGATCATATCATTAATCCTAGTATCGTGGGTAACAGTCTTTCCACCTAAGGGTCAAGCAATAAAAGGTCTGATGTTGGCTTCAGCTTTTGCTGCCTTAGGAACGTGGGCTGTCCAATTAGTATTATTATTATCACTGCCAGCATTCTGAAATGATAAATATATTGATTGTGGGGCATGGCTTTGTAGGACAAGCAGTGGACTATGGGTTTAGTCATCCCCACGTAACAAAAACTATTGTGGACCCCAAGTATGGAACCAATCTGGATAGCACTGATGTCTCTTTATTTGACATTGCTTTTGTGTGCGTACCTACCCCGATGGGAAACGATGGTGCTGTTGATAGTAGTATTATTGACGACGTGCTCAATGAATTAGTTAGCTCTAATATTACTATTGTTGTTAAGTCAACAGTCACTCCTGATATAGCTACTAACTGGCCTATCAACGTAGTATACAATCCTGAATTCCTCACAGAGAAGTCTGCTAACGAGCAGTTTGTATCCCCACCTTTTCATGTACTGGGTGGGTGGAGTGACGCAACCAAATATGTTGAGAAGGTTTATGATGAATACAGTCTATGTGACCCATGTCCTGCTCTCCATATGACACTAGAAGAAGCCAGCTTTGTTAAGTATACAATCAATAGCTTCTTGGCCATGAAGGTTTTATTCTTTAACCAATTATATGATGCAATAGGAGAAACAAATGCGAACTTCGCAACAATTATTAAGGCTGTTGGTATGGATGACCGTATTGGGTCTAGTCATACCAAAGTCCCTGGCTTTGATGGCAAACAGGGATATGGTGGAGCTTGCTTCCCTAAAGATACATCAGCATTCACTAAGTTCTCTGACCAGTTGACCTTATTGGCTAAATGTGTTAATATAAACAATGAGTACAGATTACAATATGATCTAGATGAAAGAGAGATTGAACAACATGTCAATTATGGACAAACTAAAGAAGAACAGTAAGATTAAAACTACAGAGGTTTTATCTCAATCAAAGTTCTTTACTGAAAAAGATATGACACCAACAGACGTGCCTATGGTAAACGTAGCTTTGTCTGGGTCTGTCGATGGAGGTGTTACACCTGGACTAACAGTCTTGGCAGGACCTTCTAAACACTTTAAGACATCATTTGCGTTACTAATGGCAGGTGCTTACTTAGAAAAGAACCCTGATGCTATCATGCTATTCTATGATAGTGAGTTTGGTTCACCACAAAGTTACTTTGAACAGTTTGGTATTGATACATCTCGTATCTTGCATACACCTATTGTTAATGTAGAAGAACTAAAGTTTGATTTAATTAACCAACTAGAAGAAATCTCTCGTGATGATAAGGTCATCATTGTTATTGACTCTATTGGTAACTTGGCATCTAAGAAAGAACTAGATGATGCTATCAACGAGAAGTCTGTTGCAGACATGTCTCGTGCTAAAGCTCTCAAAGGATTGTTCCGTATGGCAACTCCATACTTGACTATGAAAGCAATTCCTATGTTAGCAATCAATCACACATATAAAGAAATAGGTCTATTCCCTAAAGATGTAGTTGGTGGTGGTACAGGTATATACTACTCAGCAGATAACATCTGGATCTTAGGTCGTCAACAAGATAAGAAAGGTACAGAGATTCAAGGTTATCACTTTGTGATCAATGTAGAGAAGAGTCGTTATGTTAAAGAAAAGTCTAAAATTCCTATTACCGTATCTTGGGATGGTGGTGTACGTAAGTATTCTGGCCTGCTGGATTGCGCTCTCGCTGGTGGTTATGTTACTAAGCCTGCTAACGGATGGTACGCTGTGGTTGACCAATCTACTGGCGAAGTCGGAGGCAAAGTTAGATACGATGCTACACTCGAAAAGTCCTTTTGGGATCCAGTCTTTGATGGAACTGATTTCAAAGAATTCTTAAAGAAGCAGTATCAGATTGGTCATCAATCTTTAGTATCAATGGATGATATTGTGGAGCAAGAATTATAATGGTTACTATCCCAGGTATGTTTGAACAGAACAAACAATTTGAATTGATACCAGGTGATGATGATCATTGGCACATTCGAATCAAGGAAGGTGAGTTTGTTGAATCAGTATTCAGCTTTGGTGAGATCAAGATTGATAATAGATCTGATACACTGAAGTTCAATGTGACTCTACATTATAGTCCTGACGAAGATCTTTCGGTTGACAATACTGAGTTTCAGCGGTATGCTGGTAAGGTATTAGAAAGCGTTATGATGGAAAATCTTAACGGTGAAGGGATGAAGGAAAAATAATGAGCAATATAGAACAGTTAATATTACGGAACGTGATAACAGATGATGCGTTTATGCGAAAGGTACTACCATTCATTCAACCTGAATACTTTCAGGGTGTGTATAATCAACTGTTCAAAGAAGTAGCTAAGTACGCTGCAAAGTACAATAAGATGCCTACACAAGAAGCATTTAAGATTGAGATTGAATCTAATAATAGGTTTAGTGATGATCAATACATTGCTGCTTGTGAGATCATGCCAACCATCTTTGATGTGGCTACAGAGAAGTCAGATACTGATTGGATTCTCGATACTACAGAGAAGTGGTGTCAAGATAGAGCAATCCATAATGCTATCATGGAGTCTATTAGTATCATTGATGGAAAGCACCAGGAGCTATCAAAGAACGCACTCCCAGACCTTCTTACGAAGGCTCTGGCGGTGACATTCGATACGAACATCGGTCACGACTATCTCGAGAACATGGAAGAGAGATTTGACTTCTATAATGCTCAGGAAGATCGTATTGCGTTTGACTTAGAATACTTCAACATCATCACTAAAGGTGGTATCCCTAACAAGACTCTTAATGTTGCGTTAGCTGGTACGGGTGTGGGTAAGTCTTTGTTCATGTGTCATATTGCAGCTAATGCTTTGACACAGGGAAGAGATGTTCTATACATTACTATGGAGATGGCAGAAGAACGTATTGCTGAACGTATTGATGCTAACTTACTTAATGTTCCTATTGGTGATCTACAAGACATGCAGAAGTCTGTCTTTACATCTAAGGTAGCTGATGTTGCTTCTCGTACTAATGGTAAACTGATCATTAAAGAGTATCCAACTGGCTCAGCTCATGCTGGTCACTTCCGTGCTCTGCTTAATGAATTGAAGCTAAAAAAGAACTTTGTTCCAGAGATGGTGTTTATAGACTACCTAAATATATGCACCTCATCTAGAATGAAAGCAGGAGGAAATGTTAATTCTTATACTCTCATTAAAGCTATTGCTGAGGAACTACGAGGCCTTGCGGTTGAATTCAACCTACCGATCTTTACTGCAACGCAGACGACTCGTAGTGGGTTTTCTTCGTCAGATCCTGGGCTTGAGGATACGTCCGAGTCTTTTGGACTACCCGCTACCGCAGATCTAATGTTTGCATTAGTCTCGTCTGAAGAGCTAGAGGCTCTTGGACAGGTTATGGTTAAACAATTGAAGAACCGATATAACGATCTAAACTACAAGAAAAGATTCGTATTGGGTATTGATAAATCTCGGATGAGGTTGTTTGATGCAGACAATGCTGAGGAAGGTGTTGTAGACGATACACCAGCGTTTGATAAATCTAACACAAACGAACGCTTTAAAGACTTTAAAATGGAGTAATGAATAAATGAAAGCCAGACTACTCGCCCACACACAACTAAGTCACATGATACATTCAGGTGAACTTGCTAACAACGGATTGGATAACATCCAAGACCTTATTGCATATTGCGCTCGTGTCTCCAACCCTGCAAACCAAGCTAACACAAAAACAACTCCAAAGCTGCTTGATTATCTTATCAAGCATAAACACTGGTCACCATTTGAAATGGCAAGTGCTACAATTGAAGTTCACACGACCAGAGATATTGGCCGTCAGCTATTGCGTCATAGAAGCTTTAGCTTTCAAGAGTTTTCTCAACGGTATGCTGATGTTAATAGTCTTGGTGATGTTTTTACGATTCGTGATGCACGTCTACAAGATACGAAGAACAGACAGAATAGTATTGACAATGCAGATGCAGCTCTTGATGATGAGTGGGCAAATAAACAGATGGCAGTCATCGAGACTGCTAAAATGGCATACAACTGGGCTATTGATAATGGTATTGCTAAAGAGCAAGCCAGAGTTGTTTTACCAGAAGGTAATACTAAATCTGTTTTATATGTTAATGGAACTATCCGTAGCTGGATTCACTATTGTGAACTTCGTTCAGCTAATGGTACACAAAAAGAGCATATGGAATTAGCCTGTGCTATTGCAGAAGCAATTGGGGCAATCTATCCTAAGATGCTTGAATTCACAAAGGAGTAGAACGACTATGGGTAAGAAACTATCAACGTATTACAAAGACCACTCAAAAGCATACTGCGAAATACATGTTGACATGAAGGAAGAAATGTTCTATATTAAGTTCTATAACGATAGTGGTAAACAATTCTTTGTAGAAGAGTTTCCTAATAAGTCGCATCGATATGTAGAAGATGCTGCAGAGAATTGGGCTCTGGGCATAAAATTAATTGAAGAAGAAGGAGTGAAACATCTTGGCTCATTATAGCACAAAAACATACGGACACAGCATTGGACTCAGTGCTTGTTTCCGTCAACCTCATGCAAACCATTCTCATTGTAGATTCTTGCATGGGTATAGCTTAGGCTTTAAGTTCACATTTGGTTGCGATGAATTAGATATGCGTAACTGGGTAGTAGACTTTGGTGGTCTAAAGCCATTGAAGGCTTGGTTAGAAGCTACGTTCGATCATCAGGTAGTGTTGGATAGTCAAGATCCTCATCTAGCTGACTTCCAAGTGTTGGAAGAAAAAGGTCTAGCTCAAATAACTATCTTGAATGGTGTTGGTGTTGAGAAGTTTGCTGAGCATGCTGCTAAGTATGCTGACAGACTTGTTCAAGAAGCATCAGACGGTCGTTGTTGGGTAGTAAGCTGTGAGTGTGCAGAACACGGATCCAACAGTGCGATCTATGAGGTCGAGTGA